ATTGCTGCCTCTGTGACTGGAGTGAAATACATTTTATTTTTACGAGGTCTGCCCCTCCTTCCAGGTCTCAGGTATTCAGCCTCAAAGGCTGCTTGGAGTTCATCATAGTTATCATAAAAATCGGAAATGGGACTAGACATTATCAGTTCCATACTTATCCTCTAGTTTATCTATAACCGATTTTAAATCTTTGAATATGGCTCCAGTCTCATCCTCGGCCTCAAAGCCTCCTCTATGGTCTATAGCCTTCATCTCCTTAAAGGTTTTATGAAGGTCGCCATATAGTTCAACCATAGTATTATATAAGTCTTCATTATCCGAAGATACTGTATCTAGCTTCCGTACTAAATTCCAAACTACAAATATGGAAACAGCCAATTCAACTGCTAATAAAATATATAGGAAGATCATCATTCGGCGAACAGGTCTTTAAATAAGTCGTGGGCTTTTTCACTTGCTACAGATACTGTCTTTTTCTTATTGCCACGGGGAAGATTATTAGGCTTATCAACTTTAGATGCCTTTGCAGTATCATGTTCAATTCTAGATGCCATATGATCTGCGTGATGGAGAAGTATTGGTAAATGGTTCTGGAGTTCTTTCTGTGGATTGTACGTCTTAAAATAGACCTCATTAGCTTGGTCATATAATCCGTCATGGCATCTAATAGCTATTGCCTCATTGACAGTAAATGGTATCCCAAAGTCTTGTAATAAAAATAGACTTCGATCTGGAACGGACATGTGTCTTAGCTTTGGATGGTAGTCATAAATCTTACCTTGGTTCTTTCTATGCCATTCAGAAGGGTTTGGAATGTAGTATGGAAATTCGCGATCACCAATTTTACCGAGGTCATGATTTAATGCAGAGAACAAAAGTTCCTCTTCGGTAAAGTCAGAATCTATTGCTCCCATTAAGTTCCATGTCTTATGGAGTTCTTTTGCACATTTGATAACCCGTAAGACATGATCGACGTATCCACCTTCAAAGCAGTTATGATAATGCTCAAGACCTGAAGCCGGGGCTATTATCATTCTCTCCTGGAAGAACTCATACATTAATAAGAGTTTGTCTTTACGGTCGCCTGTGAATTCGGAAGTTATAACCTTTTTAAGGGCCTCCCAATTTTCTAATATTTGTTCATCTGTTAATTTCATACTATCCTATTTCGTCAATGATACCAACTTCAATAGCTTCTTGGGCTGAAAGGTATTTATCATGAGCTGTTTCTTCTGTCCACCATTTGGCAGTCTTTTTTGTGTGTTCTTCTAGAATCTCGCCAATCACTTCATCCAACTTAGTATAGTAGTTGGCAGTAGATCTTAGGTCTCCTATTTTGCCGGAGGATGTTCCCATCCCTTGGTGTAGCATTATGGTAGATCTTTTGGAAGCATATCTTGTTCCAGTACCTGCTGCTAGTATAAGTGCTCCTGCAGACATTGCCTTTCCTCTACATATTGTATTTACCGGAACGTCTAGATTTTCTATATAATCAATGATGCCTAATGCAGAGAATGCACAACCACCAAAAGAGTCTATAACCAAATTTATTGGAAGCTTAGCTTTTTCACTATCACGATTATTTATGACGACCCTACACTTAACAATAATATCGGTTAGTGTAAATTCGTCTATAGGTCCTATGAGGTATACCAAAGAGTCATCTATGGATATACCGCTTTCTATTTCCTGTAAGTCAACAGGGGGTTTCTCGATGGTTATTTCTAAAGGAGTCTCAGATGTTTTTTCTGGCTCCTCGCTATATAAGTCGTCTGACATGTTAATCAAATAATAATTTCAATTGGGCTGGGTCACCTGAGTCATTGATGGATCCAAATGTCTCCTCGATAGACTTACTGTTATATCCAAGTGCGTGTGCCATTCGTATACAATTCAATTTAAAGGCTTCTAGAGGTAAGTCATGTTGAACTTCAAAAACAATCCTTTGTGCCTCTTGGGATTTTAAAGATCGTTCATAAATTAGTTTATCCATTGTTTGTACTCAAGTATTTTATTATTATATAAATATAAGAAATAACTATTGAATAAAAAAATAAATCGGAGGTTATTTTGACATAAAATCTTCGAAGACAAATTTCTTTGGAAACTTACCTAAGGCAATTCTTTGTAATTTTTTTATTTCTTGGACTATAGGCTTCTGGTCTTTTTTGAACCTAGCTTTCTGCAACTTCTTTTTTAGTTTGTGGAGCTTAGCCGAAGCATGACTTCTGGCTCTCTCCTTATCCTTTTTACGAAGCCTCTTTTTTGGCTCAATCTTAGTTGGGTCGATAGTACCTTTCAAATCAGGTTGTTCAATACCACGATGGAATACATTACCATCCTTATCTACATATTCAGCCATGAAGTGCCATCCCTGAGGTCTTCCTGTTGATATTCTTTGGGTAGATAGCTCTGGAGGGTCTACCATCTCCTGAACGCATATCGAACATGTAGAACTTACAACATCATGACCAACACTAACTAGAGTTGCACAAGAATTACAAGGCATGTACCTATAGATAAGTTCAGGGTTTTGATTCCATTTTGTTCCCTTTGCATAAGTAACCGGTTGGTCACATTTAGCATCAAAAGCTTTTTGATCTGTTATTACTGGGTCTTTTTTTCTGCGAGACCCTTTTATTTTTGGGATTTTATTTGTTTTTTTCTTCGCCATATAAATTTTGTTTTATTTCTTGAATTCTTCGTGCTTTTTCCACTTTGGTTAGATTATCCCTAGCTATCAGGTCTAATGTTAGATCCATCACTCTATTCTGTCTAGTATCTACATTGTCTACAATAGGTTTTTCTATGATAGGCTTTCCTACGACCTTAGGAACCTCGATGGCCTTAGGAACTTCTATTGGTTTTGGGGTTTTGGGTTTTATGACCCGACCAAAGGCAATGTTAGCTACTATAACCAAAGCTATAGCCAATGGATCAAATACAAATATGATTAATAACATAAACCAGTTGATGATTGAATCCATAGGCTTGTCAATCAGAGCCGAGACATATTTCAGGGGTCCGAGCTCCCGGGTTGTCTCGTCACCTGCTTGCAGAGCTAGAATTTGGATGTCAATAGATGATATGGAATCAGATGCTTCTGTATATGCGATTCTGGATTCCTCTAATTGGGCCTCAAGGGCTCTTCTTTGTCTTGAGGAAGTTGTAGTCACTAACTGGCCGGTCTCCCTGTCCACATATTGTATGGTTGTAGGATTAGCCAGAGCCTTAGACCAGTCCTGGATGTTATTGTTCAGAAATTCAGTGTCTCGTATGAATCTATTCTGCTTGGACTCTAATATAGAAATCTCAGATGCTACTATAGCACTCTTTACTGATGTTTCCTGGTAAGCTCCCGATAAGAATCCATATATACCTGCCGAGGTAATCCCTATCAATACAAAGATGGCTATACTCAGGTAGGTCTTTAGGAATAGATTAACTCTGGACCAGTATTGATATAGGGCAGATGCAGTTACTAGCTTAGCCAACTCTAATGATGAGGCCATTATGATAACTGCAGTTGAAGCCCCTGCAAATAGGTTGCTCAACCCATATACAGAGTAAAATGCTGCCGAAGCCGATACCGATAACGCCGATAACGCTACAATATAAGGAAATAATTTAAATTTCATATATAAATAAGTATATTGAGTTATCCTTTAGTGTTTAGCTTGAAGATGTAGGTATGGAATGTTCTTTCTGCAATGGATTTTATCCTATGCTCACATGGGAGGTTTCCCTTTTTAACAAATACCCGTTTTATGATATCCAGTGCTTCAAGATCACAGGATGTTATAGCCATTTTGTCATTAATAATAGCAACCGTCAGAGAATCGATTTTATAAGACTGTGAAGGGAGGTGCTCAGGTAATATAGGCTCCTTTGCTATAAGTGGAAGACCTGAGATTATTCTATCAACGACGAAATCTAGCTCAGGGGCTTTTAGTCTTTTAAACCAATAGATGAAAGCTTCTTCACTATCCCCAAAAATATCTGTTTGGTCTTCTGGCTGTAATAAGTTCCAAGCTTCCTCTGGTGCATAGTCATTATTTCTATTAGACCATTCTAAATACCCCTCTGCTTCTTCTGGGGTCATTGATGTTACTGTTGAAGTCCAACCATTATTAGCTATATCTGGTTTGCCATTGCTAGTGTGGGTCATCTCGAAGATAAGCTCATTAAGTAGAGAATTATAAAATGATCTTCCTGACTTATCGATAAATATTTCTCTAAAATCTTGGGGACAGAACCTCCACATGGCCTTATGTTCTTTTACGTCCTTTAATTTCCAAATCATATCAATTTCATTCATTATAATTCTCCAATGTGTTCCGCCTTCCTCCGGGCTTTAATGATACGACTGAATATGTATCCAGTCTTGCCCTGTTAATACCAGTAGCTCCGGGTACCTTCTTAGGCAGCCATTGCTAGTTCAACTTGTTCGCCAGTTAATTGCGTTTGATCTTCTGAATGCTCTTATCATACGGTCAAATCCAAAATCACCCCCATTCGTATTAACCTATCTGTGGAGGTGGGGGGAGTCGAACCCCCGTCCCAATATGTAGCTGACAATCATACTTCGATCAGTTATAAATATAAGAACTAACTCATTAATGCTGATAGTTTCTTATGTTTATTATATAGTTTGTTCACGATCCTGAGATCGGTATCATCTTTCAGCTGAGTTGATTGATATTTTAACTTAATATCAAAGACTTTTGTAGCATCAGATTTAATATCTGGGGTGTCAAAGTTTCTTAGCTCTAACGACCTTTTAATATTGTCATGGATGAGAGTTAATACTACATCTAATTTCTTAGAGGTTGTATCTGATCCATTTGTGTCCTCTAGGGAGTTCATAAAGGTATTAAGATTCTTAGTTAGATCTGAGTTACCTCTTTTTCTCCACTCCTTTTTTTCTAGAGGCTTTTGTCTTTGCTTTTTTGGCATTAACTTTGTCCTGGGTTTTAAGATACTCCTTAAGAGTACTATTTACTACAAGCTTATCCACCATTATTGACCTCAGAGCTGAAGCCTGGCGATAATAATACATACCTACTCCTAAGCCTCCGGTAATTACTCCTAATATAAATGCTATCATATTATTCATAAGTTTTACTCCATTGACTTACAGGAGTTCCAGTCCCAGCGTCTAACATACCTAATCGTCTGGCTGTGTTATACTGATACTGACCATCCTTAAGAGTGTCCATGATACGTGATGCCTCAGAGAATGTTATTTCAAATTCCTTTCCACCAATACATAGCGAACCAATCAGTGGTTGCGTTGCAGGAGGTATAGGTCTTTGAGCTTTCATCCCTTTAGCTAGTTTAAAGTCTATCGCATTCCAAAGCTTCCCAAATTTATCAGGATTAAACTTGTTGCGATGTTGATTCCTGTTGGAACCTTCTTTGTAAGAATTTTTATTCTTCACCATTTACTAAAAATTTTAAATTATTAAAAACAACACCCGGTTAACATACTTGTTATTATATTAATATGTTAACTTATTATTAAATTGCATATTTTACTACTTAAAAGTAAGTAGAATAATTACATTGTAAATATAATACATAAAGTCCATATAAAAAAATTATTTAAGAGGTTTTTTCCTGATTTGGACGAATTAATTTATCAATAGCTACTTCGGCCTGCAGATCTAAGAGTACAGCGCACTCTTCATAAGCTTCTTTACTAGCAAAATGCTTTATTAGACCATCTATGAGTTTGATATGTGGAAAGTCCGGATCAAAAGTTGCTGGTCCGTGTTCTACTAACATAAGGTAAGCTTGTTCAGCAGCCATATCAGTAATATATTCGGTTATCTTGGTGTAATCCCCGTCGTCGAATTTGTGATTCATCATATATAAATATCTTATTTAATTTTTCTACTTGATAGATCCGATATAGAAATATTTTCCTTATTGCTAAGGTATTCTATCACAGATTTCCAATTCATTTCAGTTCCAAAGTGAATATGTTCGCCCTCAAAATCTTCTACACCATTCCAAATGTTGTCATCGATCAAATAATCACCTCTGACTAAACCTTTGTTGTGTGTTAGGATTAATTTCTTCCTAGCTTTCTCTCCAAGGACGTTATCAACCCATAATCTCTTATCAATCCAGCTTGAAGGATTCCTCCAGCTCGGTGACGAGCAGATATAAACTTCAAAATGCTCATTGAGCCAATCAAAAGCATCAAGTGCTCCAGGCATAGGTTCTAAATCTCGGTAGAAACCGGGAATTCCATGGCAGTCATAGTGTTTATCCTTTAGCCATTGAGGCATAAGGGCTGCTTTCATATCATAGTCGCATAGAACTCCGTCCATATCAACTAAAACTATTTTTTTATTTTTCATTTTCAAATTTTCTGATTAAATCTACGTGAAATTGTCTAGGGTATTCGTTTACATCTTCTATAACCCAAAATGATTTGCCATAAAAGGCTCCTATAGTGACAGTTCGATCGCACCAAGGTTCAAGATGTTCATTAAAACAGTCGAGACGATAGACTTCGTCATAGCATCTAAGTAAAACCTTCATACCTTTTGCTAATTTTACCTTACGATTAGCTAATATTTCTGAAAATATTTCGTTTGGTATGTAACTCTTGTCGAGTTTTGGGTAGTTAAGGTTTTCAACAGGTAAATATCGTTCCGCAAGAACTCCTCTTACCACTGAAGATGGTTTTACCACACCTATTATTTCTAAAATCTTCCGTCTTGTAGCTTGCTCGGATCGATTTATCGACTCGGCAATACGTTTTATAACATCTCCGTCTATATCATTATTGATATGAGGAAGAATTTTCTTTATTTCGTGGTCTTTCCAATAATTCATTGACCTTGATTTTGATTATTTAACTCTTTATTGACCTTGTCCCAATATTTTTGGGTAGCTTTCTTTGTTAACCCCCGAGGGCCTCCGTTCCAACACCGAGCTTTTGCTTCCGGTGAGGTTAAATTATAGTGCTCGCAGTAGATACCAAAAATTTCAATAGACTTTATTCTGTCCCATCGGTCTTTCATTTTATATCTAGTCGTGCTGCCCCTGGATCTAAGGATTCTGTTAACATCCCTTACCATGGTTTTCCTGATTTGCAGACACCCTACGGCATCTTCAGAAAGATTATGAGCAGAATCTACCCCACCACTCTCAACTAAAATAAGAGCTTCTATTAGTCTATCATTATTCATATGTACTAATGTATGGGGTATAGGTTTAAGTTCTTGTATTGGCCCTCTAAAAGTCTGCTCCACCACAGAGGAAGAGCTGACTAATAGCAGAGCTGAAACCATTAAGGTTAATCGCCTCATAAATTTATTGAAACAATAGCGGCTTCTAGTAAATCATTTAAATCCTTTTCCAATTTAATGGCTCTTGATTTATCTGTTGGCATATCACCATCGTCATCTATAACCTCGACATCAACATAGTCAATGTGAGATGGTCTGTAGTATACCTCCAAATGTTTTTCATGATTTGAAAATGTTATAATAGATCCTTCGTCATCACAATCATAGCCGATTGATTCCATATGATCTATTAGAAAATGTTTAAGAACTCTTAATTTGAAAGTCTTAGTAGACTTAGAAGATTTTGTTATTACTGGTAACTCCATTAGTAGGGTATTTGAATAGTTAATTAATGTACATCTCTAATATACAACTTATTTGGTAAAGACTACGATATTAATCGTTAATAATCGTTAAAATAAACAATTATTTCTTATGTAGTTCTTTCGGCCCCATGTATAACCTTTACAGTAGGAAATCTAAGGGACCAATCTCCTTCTTGGTTCTGGGTTTCTTCAAAGTAGGCAACAGTGATTATCTTACCTATAATATCTTTGGGATTCTTATGATAGCGTATCCGTTCAAGTTGACTAAAGCCAGATCCAACAGCAACTTCATAACCTCTATGCTTAATGAATACCTGAGCAAGCATATCCATCTTAACTTCTTTGCCTTCTCTGATAACTCTATGTTCTCTGAAGTCACAACCTGTAACTTCATACTCAGCATCATGGAATGTTTTCACTTTGAGTAGGTTGTTTGAACGTTTACCTTCATAGCCAACATTCTTACGAATCATAAATCCTTCCCAGTTATTATCCCTGGCCAGATCCTGCCATTCCTCAAAATGAGCATCATCACTTAAAGCAGAGTGCTCGACATATTGGAGGGTATCCCCCATAGATGATTCGACAAGATAACAGGCAGTCACTAATCTAGTATCCAGAAGTTCATTACCAACCTCATTATCGAAGGTGTCCTTACTAAAGCAATCAAAGATCTTGAATTTAGGATTCTGGATTGTATGGTCCTTACGCCTAATCTCTTTCATAATAGCTTGGAAATCTTCATTGTCAAAAGCATCACAGATACAGATCTCGCCATCAAGAACCATATTGGTTAGATTGAGATCTTCTATATCCTTGACTACCCGATCCAATGTGTCAAAGACTTGACCTTGTCGGGATCTTAATTCCACCTTTCCCTCCGCGTCTATAATAGCAAGGCAGCGGACTCCATCTAATTTCCTAGAGGCATACCAAGTTTCATTTTCAATATCAACAAGCTTAGGTTTATACACATTAGCCAATGCAGGTTTGAATGTAGGAATCCAACCAGGTATAATCTTATTGAACACACCTTCACTAGCACGGACTTCTAAATTACGGTCAATGACAGAAAAGATTAAATCCTCATAAGCCATGTGTCCGGCAATATAACTATTAACCATTGCAATAGCATCATGCCCGGTGTAGACCCTATTATGTAAATCATCTAAGAGATCAAATATCGTTTCGTGACATTGATTGGGATTGCAAAGCTTGGGATTAGCTTTACATGTCTTAGATGTAATGTGGTAGACCTTGAATGGGTCATAGGTATATTCAACCAACTTGACCAGGAAGGGGTTCCACTTGTAAAT